GTTCTTCGCTCCTCAGTCTCGGCTATTCACTTGGTCTAACGATCAAGCTCTCGCTAGCTATCTGTCTCGCTTCTGCTCTGCTGAAGCTGTCGCATCTAAACACTCACCAATAGTGCGGTACGACATTGAGATGGCTAAGAAGTTTGGGCCACAAGGCGGTCACTTTACGCGTTCCGTTCTTGAATCCAAGCTTAAAGAGAGTTACGAATTTGCCGATGCACCGCGCACTTATGATACTGCGCTAAGAGGACGTGATGCGCTCTTAAGAATGATCGCTGCTCGCATAGCCAAGTTGGGGATGCCTACAGTGTATTGGGTTCCTTTTACTCAAGACACTGCTGGTGGTCTTCCGCGTGGTGGTCGTAAAACCGAGTGGCGTAATCACGTTGATGGAGCTGACTACTGGAGACATGTCCTACCAGACCTGCCTTCAGGCCGCCGCCAGCGGGGTAAGGATAGAGTAGTCCACGAAGATGCGACCCTAAACGTCGATTACGTTCAGCCACCTCTGACTGCTGTACGGGAGTGGTTGAAGTCGCAGTTTCCGACCATGTTTTCAGCTTGGCATAATCCACTAAGCTATAAGTGGCCACAGATTACAGGTCAGCTGATTAAGGGTAGTACGTTCCTTGAAACGGACTATTCCTCTATGGACAACCATTTCAGTTGGCAAACAGTCGAGACGGTAATCCTTCCTATCTTCCAGCTGCTTTTAACAGAAGCTGAATACTGGCACTTCGCTAGTTTCGTAGAAGAACTCTTCACACAGCCTGTTTTTCTAGGAGACCAGTTATGGACTGGCTTGCACAATCTATTTAGTGGCCAAGCGATTACCAACGACTTCGAGACTTATTATGATGTGTGCTTGTACTTAGGCGCGCATCTTGAGGCGGGAGGGTCCGTCAGGACTTTCCTTACAAGTTTTGAAGCTCTTGGCGACGACGTCTTGTATGCCGCTAGTGAAGAAATGTGTAAAAAGGTCTACGACTTGGTGGTTCGTGAAGCCACTGCGAATGGACTAGTATTGTCGACGGAGAAGACTAGGATGCAAACCGGGGAAGCAAGATTCTGCCGGGAAGTCTACTACCTAGCCTTGCCGCGACAAGTGAATGATGAGGGCGCTGTCTACGTGCGTCCAGCTTATCCACCTGTCTTGGCTCTTAACAACGTCCTCAATCCGGAACGACCTGCTGACGATCTTAAGGATGAGCTTTTGCGCGATTTTACCCGATTGGATAACATCGAAGGATACTATCGTTGGTCAGACGTGTTTAACATGATCTGGTCAAAGATGCGTGTCCAGACTCTTCCCGCCAGTTTAGCCGTTCGATTCGAAGAACTCCAGTTGCGAGACTGGTGGTATCGCGTGCACGGAACTACCTATACGCTTGGGCAGTCGATTAGTGCGAATTCGTACCGCGAGCACTTCCAGCAGCGCTGGTTGCCTGCCGTTATTTATTAACCTCAAGCTAGCTTCGTCTTAGCTCTTTGATTAGTCTGGCAGTCCCAGTTGGTGTTGAGC